ATTTAGTGGCCACCGCGCTGGAAGTGATGAAGGACGGCCCGCTTACGGACGGCGAGTATGAACAGCTCAAGCTCGAAGTGTGGAACATTATGCGTTCGCGCCCTGTAGGTGACGGCAAATGAACCTGAACCCATTCACATGGTTCAAGAAGACGGCACCCGAAGCGTCATACAAGGACGCCATTGCCGAAGAAAAAGCCATTGAACTTCTTTTCGGTGGGTACGGCATCCCTACCGCATCGGGCATGGTGGTCAATGAACAAACGGCAATGCGCATCAGCGTGGTTTACCGTTGCGTGTCCCTGATTGCGGGGACCGTGGCAAGCCTCCCCTGCGAAGTCTTCCGCTACAGCGGAGAACGGGCCGAGCTGGCACGGACGCACCCGGCCTACTGGCTCCTGCACAACGAACCCAACCCCCTGATGACGGCCAACGCGTTTTGGAAAAACTACATGTGGTGGGCGCTCATGCGCGGCAACGGGTACGGGCTGATTGACCGCGCCCGCTCAGGCATCCCGACGGCGCTTACGCTGGTCCCGCCCACGTCCGTTTCAACCGACTTTTCGCAGGACCGCCGCCGGCTGATTTATCAGGTGCGGATGGAGTCGGGCGAACAGCGCCGGTTCGATCAGAGTGACATGATGCACTTCGCCTTCATCGGCTGGGACGGCAAGCAAGGCCGCGCCCCTCTGGAATGCGCCCGCGAGGCCATCGGGCTTGCCGCGGCGGCTCAGGAATTCAACGAGCGTTTCTTTTCCCAGGGCAACGCCGCAGACATCAAGATGGAGTTTCCCGGCAACGTCAACGATGACCAGATGAAGCGCATCCTCGAAGTCTACCCGCGCAACAGATCCGGCATTGAAAAGCAGAGGCTCCCGCTCATTTCCACGGGCGGCGGCAAGATTGACCGCCTCGACTTCGACGCAGAGAAGTCCCAACTCGTGGACGCTCGCAATTTCCAGGTCGAGGACATCTGTAGATTTTATGGCGTGCCGCCTCACATGGTCGGCCACACGTCGAAAAGCACGTCCTGGGGCAGCGGCATCGAGGAACAGACGCTCGGATTCGTCAAGTTCACCCTGCGCGACATCCTCAAAGGCTTGGAACAGGAGATTGACCGGAAGCTGCTCGGCCAGGGCGACTACTTTGCAAAATTCAACCTCGACGCGTTGCTCAGAGCCGACAGCAAGGGCCGCTCCGAGTTCTACAAGGCCGCCGTGGGCGGCACGCAGAGCCCCGGATTCATGACCGTCAACGAGGTCCGCAGCCTCGAAAATCTTCCGCCGCTCGAAGGCGGGAACGAACTTTTCGTACCAGTGCCGGCAGGCCGGGAGGACATGAATGGATAACTTCCGTCCGACGAATTCACGCGAACTGCTGGCCAGGTCCGAGCGCGAAGCGAAGGCCCGCGTCAAGGCAGGACAGCCCGCGCAGATCAGCCCCGCTACGGTCTTCAACGCCGCCAAGGATGAGGCCACGGTCTACGTCTACGACGCGATAGGTGGATGGTGGGGAATTGACCCGAAAGAGTGGGCTCCGGCCTTCGCCGCTATCAAGGCCAAGACCATCCATTTGCGGATCAACAGCCCCGGCGGCGCGGTGTTGGACTGTGAGGCCATGCGCACCATCGTGGCTCAACACCCGGCAAAGGTCATTGCCCACATTGACGGCATGGCGGCCAGCGCGGCGACGGGCTTGTGCATTGCCTGCGCTGAAGTGGAAATGTCCGCCGGCGCCATGTTCATGGTGCACAACGCATGGGGATGCTGTGGCGGCAACGCTGCGGACATGGAATCCTACGCGGACTTGCTGCGTCAGACCACGGCAAACATCGTGACCAGCTACAAACGCCGCACCGGCAAGCCCGAAGCCACGATCAAGGCATGGATGGACGCCGAAACGTGGTTCACCGCTACCGAGGCAAAGGCAGCCGGTTTTATCGACAGAATCTTCGAGGCGGGCGCGCCTGCCGACCCGGACAAGGAACGGCGCGAACGTGCGCTGAAGCTTCAGCAACTTTCAATTTCAACGATCTAGGAGCTTTGACCATGAGAAAAACAGACCTTAGCAGCATCAGGGCGCGGCAGACGGAAATCCACAACATTTGCGCCGCGCTGAACTCCAAGGACACCCTGTCCGAGTCCGACCAGTGCCGATTCAACACCCTGATGAGCGAGGCCGAGGACTTGGCCAAGAAGGCGGAAAACCTCCGCCGGCTGTCCGGCCTGTCCGACCCTGCCGACGCCGGAGCCGTGGCAAATTCCGCCTGGAATGGCCCGCACATCAGTATCGGCAGCCAGCCCGCCGTTTATCGGGATTTGGGCGAGCAGTTGGTTGACGTTGTGGCCCTGACCCTGGGCAATGACATGAAGGCCAAGTCCGCCGCAGGCGAGCGCTATCAGAAGGTCATGAACGCCGCTTCCGGCGCATCCACCGGCGTTGACTCGGACGGCGGCTATCTTGTCGAAACCGACAAGTCTCGGGACATCCTGACCACGGCGATTGAAACGGGCGTGCTCGCATCCAGATGCACCCGGCAGCCGATTGGCGCGAACAGCGACGGGTTCAGCTATTTGGCGGCGGATGATCGTGACAGGTCGGATGCCAAAATTAACGGGATCTCGGTCTACCGCAAGGCCGAAGCGGACACCATGTCCTCGTCCGGCAAGGCCCAGCTCAAGGAACGGGAACTGCGGCTCGAAGACATGTACGGATTGGTCTACGTGACCAACCGGATGCTTCGGGACGCGGCCGCCATGGGCAGCTATGTGAAGAGAAATCTGAGGGCGCAGTTGGCCTTCAAGCTCGACAAGGAAATCTGGCAGGGCTCCGGCGCTGGTGAATGTCTCGGCATCGTCAATTCCTCTCTCCCCGTCTCCGTGGCCAAGGAATCCGGCCAGACCGCCGGCACCATCGTGGCCGAGAACGCGGTCAAGATGCTCGCTAGGTTCAAGGGCGACCTGACCCGGGCCGCGTGGTTCGTGAATCAGGACGCCCTTCCGCAGTTCCCGCTGCTGAAGGTCGCAGACCAGCCCATCTACGCCCTCGACTTCAAGAAGTTCCCCCTCGGTGGTCTCTTCGGCCTCCCCATCGTGCCCATCGAGTTCTGCTCCAGTATCGGCGCGAAATGGGACATCCTGCTGGGTGACTTCAGCCAGTACCTTTTGATCGAAAAGGGCGGCATCGAGGAGGCGGAAAGCATCCATGTGCGGTTCCTGCACGACGAAACGGCCTTCCGGTTCATCACCCGGAATAATGGCCAGCCCTTGCATGACGCGCCTATCACGCCCCTGAATGGTAGCAACACGCTCTCCCCGTTCGTCACGCTGGACGAGCGCGCAGGGTGATAACATATATGCCTGCGCTGGTCCCGCAGCCGGCGCAGGCTATGTCCGGTTTACCTCGCATGGACAATTCAAAATCTGCGTGGCGCTTGTAGCAAGACGCGGGTTTTGAGCCCGCCTCGGAGAGAAGCCTCCGGGGCGGGTTTTTTTAAATAAAGGAGGCCCAACATGGCCAAAATTTCTGGAATATACGTCGAGATTAGCGGCGATTCATCCCAGCTCAAGAAGGAACAGAAGGAAGCAAAGGCCCTGGTGTCTGAGCAGGCGCAGGGCATGTCCAAGGCCCTTGGCGGCGCGTTCAGTTCCAGCCAGATTTCGGGCGGCATCAAGAAGTTGACCTCGGACCTGGCTACCCTTTCTTCCCATTCCCGCGTCAGCGCCACGGCGTTGAAAAACATGAGCGTGGACCTCGGAGCCCTGCAGCGCGTCACCGGTCTGTCCGCCGACGAGTTCGGCAAGCTCCAGACCCGTCTGCTGCAGACATCGGCCTCCAGGGCGCAGGAACAGGCCCTGCGCCGCATCGCAACGGCTGCAGGGCTCTCGACTGCGGAGATCCGCGCCCTAGGTCAGCAAATGGGCGTCAGCGCCGCCAGCATCGACAAGGTGACTGGAGCTAGCCGCCAGGCAGCCAGCGGTCTGAGCGCTCTTGGCGTCGCGGGCGGCATGATCGTGGCCCGGTTGGCCTCCGAACTGGCGTTGCTTCCGAAGGCGGTCCTCGACGCCGGCATTGCCCTGGACAGCCTGACGCGCTCTTTCCAGGCCATCGCGGGCAGCGAGTACGGCGACTTCATCCAGTACCTGCGCGAAGAGTCTGAGCGCCTCGGGCAATCCTTCTACGACCTGGCGCCGGCGTTCAAGTCCATTTCGGCCGCGGCCCGGGGAACTGCCCTTGAAGGCGAACCAGTGCGCAAGGTGTTCTCCGCCATCGCGGAAGCGTCAACCGCCTTGGGCATGTCGTCGGCCGACACCGAGGGCGCTCTGCGTGCTCTCGGGCAGATGATTTCCAAGGGCAACGTGCAGGCGGAAGAGTTGCGCGGGCAGTTGGGCGAGCGACTGCCCGGCGCGTTCCAGTTGGCTTCAAAAGCCATGGGCGTCACCCCGCAGCAACTCAACAAGATGCTCAAGGCCGGTGATGTGCTGGCCACGGATCTGCTCCCGAAGCTGGCGGACGAGATTCACCGCGCCTACGGGGCCGCAGCCGAGACCGCAGCGCTCGAGAGTGGTCAGGCGGCGGTCAATCGCTTGTCTGGTGCTTGGACGGACTTCAAGGCGAACCTCTATTACAGCGAACCGGCCGTTGCCGGGATCAACGCGATAACTGCGGCCCTCAAGGAGCTTGCGGACGAGGCCAACTCTCTTTCGAAAATTCGGAAGGATATGTTTTGGATCGGTGAAACCATGTCGAGTTCACGCTTCCTCTCGGCAGACCGCGAAGAGCGTTTGAAGATGCTCAACATGGCTGGCGAGAATAGTTTCCGCGGCAAGGTCAACCGCTCCGACGTGCGGACCGCTACAGCCCCAGTTCCCGCCGCATACGTGGCAGACGCCACAGGAACGGACAAGGCCGCGAAGGCGGCAGCCAAGGCCCACGAAAAGATGTTGGCGGACGGACGCAAGGCCGCCGAAGCCATTGACGCATGGGGTGTGGCCTACGAGGACCGGCGCGTCCAGGCCATCGCGGCCACGGTGGAGGCCCGGGCCAAGGCGGCGACCCAGGAGCGGGCGGCCATCGAGGAAATGACAAGCTGGAACGCCTATGCGGCCAAGGCCCTGGAGGACACAGTTTCGGGTGCGTTCCAGAACATGGGCGACGCCCTCGTGGACTTCGCCCTGACCGGCAAAGCGACCTTCTCCGATTTCGCTGATTCGGTCATCCGCGACATGGCCCGCATCGTCGTTCAGCAGCAGATCGTTGGCCCTCTGGCTGGCGCGGCAACCGACTTCATTTCCGGCCTATTTGCCGGTCCGTCATCCGCAGCGGGAACTGGCTATGCCGGCGAACTCTCGCGCCTCATGGCGGTCAGCGCCAAGGGCAACGTCTTTGAAAGCGCGGGCCTTCATGCCTATGCAAACAGCATCGTGGACCGGCCCACCGTGTTCCCGTTTGCAAAGGGCGTGGGCCTTATGGGTGAAGAAGGGCCGGAAGCCATCATGCCGCTCAAGCGTGGTCCTGACGGCGTGCTGGGAGTCAAGGGCGGCTCGAATATCGTCATCAACCAGATCGAGGCCCCAGGACGTGGTGGAGAGGTGCAGCGCCGCGAAGAGAACGGCGTCAGTATTATTGATTTGTTTGTGGAGCAGATCGAGACCAAGGTGGCTGGAAGTATCAGTCAGGGGCGTGGCCCAGTCCCCGCAGCTCTCGCCAGAACGTATGGGCTCAATAGGTCGAACGGGGCGCTCAGATAGGCAAGGCCCGCCTTCGAACTCGGGGGCGGGCTTATCTTTCGGCCACGGCGAGTCACGCGCACGGGCCCGGCCCGCTCTCGTTGTGAGGGCGGGTTTTTTGTTGGTGAGGTGGGGGCACGGCCGAAGACGGCAACCCGCATGAATAAAGCGTTGGGGGACTTGCCCAAGGTGGGGGATATGGTGGGGGAAAGCTTGAGAAAATGAAAAAGGAGTCAGGTTATTATGCCTAACTCCTTCAAATATCTGGTCGGGATGAGAGGATTTGAACCTCCCGTCTCTGCGACCCGAACCCCGCGCTCGACCAGACTGAGCCACATCCCGAATGAC